CAGCACGCGCCCGCCGATGCTGATCCCCGCATAGTCATCATCGCAGATTTCAATAACATCACCCGGCACATGGCGAAGCCCTTCGGCACCCACGCTGAAATCCACGGTCTGCGTCTCCAGCAGCTCCGTTTTAATCAGCCACAGCCCGGCGCGGTGTGCCTGCCCCCGGCTGGTACAGCCAAAGGCATCCATCTTCGTAACATTACGACCGTAACGGGCAATGGCCTGCGTATCTTCAACAAGCTCTGTCGCCGTCTCCCAGCCGTTGTTCGGGTCAATCCAGTTCACCTCAACGGCATTATGGCGGTCCTTCAGGGCGCTGAAGCTGTAGCGGAACGGCGCGCCATCATCCGGCATCACCACATTACTGCGGTTATAGGTCCACACCTTATCTGATGGTCGGTCCTGCACGAACGTCAGCGTCTGCCCGTTCCATACCGGCATACAGCGCATCGCCGAGCAGAAATCACTGAGCACATCCCACGCCTTGCGCTGTGTGGTCAGGTACGCATTACAGGTGATGCGCGGCTCCGTGCCGCCAAAGCCGTCCGGCACTGACTGGTCGCAGTACTGGCCGATGACATACAGCGCCCATTTGTCCACATCCGCCGCACCAAGACGTTTCCCCATGCCGTAGCGCGGGTGGGTCAGCATATCCCACAGACACCAGGCCATGTTGTTGCTGTATGCTGGTTTTAACGTTCCGTCCCAGATACCGCTGTATTGTCGCGTCTGCGGGTTATAGTTCGACGGCACCTGCAGAATGCGCCCGCGAAGATGATAATTACGACTCACCTGCTGGCTGCCGAACTGCTCCGAGTCCACCTGTACGCCGACCAGTGCCGTGTTCGGGTAGCACTGTTTCACATCGATGATTTCGGTGTATGACGACCAGAGCGTTTTGTTCTGCAGCTGGTCTGTAGTGCTGTCCGGTGTCATCCTGCGCATCCGGATATTGAACGGGCGCGGAGGCAGGTTATCCACCACCACCGAGGCCAGATACTGCGAGGTGGTTTTGCCCTTAATGGTGATGTCTTTTTCCGTCACCCAGCCACCGTTACGTTGTATCTGAACCAGCAGACGGACTTCCGACGGATTCCTGTCACCCTTTGAGGTGGTTTCCACCAGTGCCTGCACACCGAAGGTAAAGCGCAGACGGTCGATGTTTGCAGACGTAATGGTGCGGGTGATCGGCGTGTCATATTTCACTTCCGTACCCAGCACCGTCTCGGAGCCGGAGGATTCAAACCCCTCCGGCGGTGTCTGCTCCTGCTCACCGGCACGGAACACCACCGTGACACCGGAGATGTTGGTATTCCCCTCAGTGTCCAGCACCGGCGTACTGTTCAGCAGCACGCTTTTTAATCCATCCACCGGACCTTCAACCGGCCCTTCGCTGATGGCATCGATCACACTCAGCAACTGCGTGGACTTCAGGTTGTCCTTCGCTTCGCGCGGGGTATGCCCCTTACTGCTGCCTTTACCCATTCGTCACGCTCCATAAACGACAAAACCGCCCGCAGGCGGTTTCACATAAAATGTTTTGCATCAGCGACCAATCACCACAACCTGACCACCATCCCCTTCGTCTGCCGTGCTGATCTCCTGAGAAACCACGCGTGACCCCACGCGCATTTCACCGTACAGAACCGGCAGAACATTGCCCTGGGCAACCATGTTATCCAGTGAGGAGAAATAGGTGTTCTGTTTGCCGTTATCCGTTGTCTGTGTACGGGGAGTTCTGGCTTTCGGTGCCAGCATCTGCGCCACACCACCGAGCACCATACTGGCACCGAGAGAAAACAGGATGCCGGTCATACCACCGGCCCCAATGGCTGCCCCCCATGCTGCAAGGGTGGCTCCGGCGGTAAAGAATGATCCGGCAATGGCGGCAGCCCCCAGGACAATCTGGAATACACCACCTGACTTGGCCCCGGCGACTCTGGGAACAATATGAATCACAGCGCCATCAGGCAGAGTCTCATGTAACTGCGCCGTTAATCCAGACGTGCTGACATCCTGCCCGGCAATCCGTACCTGATACCAGCCGTCGCTCAGTTTCTGACGAAACGCCGGGAGCTGTGTGGCCAGTGCGCGGATGGCTTCAGCCCCCGTTTTCACACGAAGGTCGATGCGGCGGCCAAATCGTTGCAAATCCCCGTAAAGGCAGATGCGTGCCATGCCCGGTGACGCCAGAGGGAGTGTGTGCGTCGCTGCCATTTGTCGGTATACCTCTCTCGTTTGCTCAGTTGTTCAGGAATATGGTGCAGCAGCTCGCCGTCACCACAGTAAATGGCGGCATGATTCGGCACCGATGAACCAAAACAGCACAGCAGCACATCGCCCGGCTGCGCCGCTGACAACGGCACCTGATACAGCCCCGTTGCCTCCAGATTATCCAGATAGAGATTCTGGCCGTTACGCCACCAGTCATCCTCGCGATGAAAATCCGGCATCTCAATTCCCGCCAGATGGTAAGCGTCCCGGAACAGTGTGTAACAGTCCGTCACCCCGTGCTCAAAGCGCCGCCCGGTAAGATGTGGCACACAGCGGAACTTGTGAATCGCCCCCCGGCAGACCAGCCACCACGGCAAATAACTCTGCACCTGCAGCCGCCGGTCGGCCTCACTCAGCCAGGGCAGACCACCGGGGTGACTGTGGACCAGCGCCACAATCTCACCCTGCATTTCTGCACTCAGCCAGTCCTCCGGCGACATCCGGAAATACGCCTCCGGCTCACCGGAGATATTCACGCAGGGAAAATATCTTTCTCCCTCCGGCGTTCTCACCACGAAGCCGCACGACTCCGCTGGCGCACATCGCCGGGCGTGCGCCAGAATCGCTGATTCTGTCTCTGTCATGGGATTACTGCGAAAGTTTGTTAATGGAAAGGAAGCCGCCAAAGTTGCCGACGTTATTGCGGAACTTACAACCGATCAGGCATTTGCTGCATTTATCCTTCGTGATATCGGACGTTGGCTGGTCATATTCATCCGCGACCGCCGGACCGTGATAACCGCACTCATCGCCGCGATAGGTCCAGGTGCAGGTGTTGGCCAGCATGATACGTCCCGGAAAAACAGCGCCGTCCGTTTCCGTCGGCGTGGACAGTACAAAAGAGGCACTCACCGCGCTCAGTTCGCTGCACTGCTCAATGCGCCAGCGGCTGATCACCTCCTGCTCCGGATCGGCGTCACTGTTTCCGTTGACGAAGTTCACCGCATCCAGAAAACGGGCGTAAACCTTACGCCGGACCACCGTTCCGCCGACCAGACTCTGCAGATCTTCCGCCATCCCGATGACCATACCGTACAGGTTAGAAACCGTCAGCGTGGGGCGCGTACTGGTGCCTTTGCCATTCAGTTCAAAACCACTCCCCTGAATGGGATACGGCTGATACTGTCGCCCCTGCCAGGTGACCGGCTCACCTTTTTCGTTCTGCTCATTACAGAAAAAATAACGTTCTCCACCGACCTCTGTCAGGTCGATTTCCCAGAGCACCACGCTGGCCGACTGCTCCGCACGGGTGCATTCATTCAGTGTTTCCTGCCGGATATCCTGCATCAGTTCACCACCTGTTCAAACTCTGCGCTGAACTCAACACGCAGCATACTGACCCGCGACGACCATTTTGCGCAGGTCACCTTTATCTGCCGCCACTCATAAGGCGGCGTCCACAGAAAGGCTTTCCAGCCCCCGTGCTCTTCCAGAAACGACTCCAGTACCGTGGCCTCCTCACGGGGGACAGAAAGCGTCACGCTGTACGTTTTCAGGTTGGCATTCAGCCCGGCAGGCGCACGCTGGGAATAGCCATCACCAAAGCGCACCTTTCTTACAGAAGGGGCCGAAGCCACATCCATACCGGGTTTCACTTTCCAGCGGAAGGTTTTCATCGCCCACCTCCGGAGAACAGGCCACCATCACGCATCTGTGTCTGAATTTCATCACGGGCACCCTTGCGGGCCATGTCATACACCGCCTTCAGAGCAGCCGGACCTATCTGCCCGTTCGTGCCGTCGTTGTTAATCACCACATGGTTATTCTGCTCAAACGTCCCGGACGCCTGCGACCGGCTGTCAGCCAGACTGCCCGGTGTACCGACATAACCACCGGTGGCATAGCCGCGCATCAGCCGGTAAAGATTCCCCACGCCAATCCGGCTGGTTGCCTCCTTCGTGAAGACAAACTCACCACGGTGAACAATCCCCGCTGGCTCATATTTGCCGCCGGTTCCCGTAAACCCTCCGGCCGCAAAATGGAATTTCGCCGCAGCTGCCTGAATGGCTGTACCGCCTGACGCTGATGCGCCGCCGCCAATGGCGCTGCCTATACTTCCGACAATCCCCACCATTGCCTGCTTAAGCAGAATTTCTGTCATCATGGACAGCACGGAACGGGTGAAGCTGCGCCAGTTCTGTTCACTGCCGGTCAGCATCGCCGCCATATTCTGTGCAATACCATCAAAGGTCTGCGTGGCAGCACTTTTAACCTGCGACATACTGTCCGTGGCGCTCTCTTCCCACTCACTCCAGCCTGACCTGAGGCCTGCCATCCAGCTCCCGCGAAGCTGGTCTTCAGCTGCCCAGGTCTTTTTCTGCTCTGACATGACGTTATTCAGCGCCAGAGGATTATCGCCATACTGTTCCTTCAGGCGCTGTTCCGTGGCTTCCCGCGCTGCCTGCCGGTCAGTCAGCCCCCGGTTTTTTGCATCAATGGCGGCCCGTTTTGCCCGTTGTTGCTGTGCGAATTTATCCGCCTGCTGTGCCAGCACGTTCAGGTGCTCCTGATAGGTGACCTTGTCGCCAAGTACAGCCAGCTGGCGTTTGTACTCCAGCGTCTCGTCTTTATGCGCCAGCAGGGATTTCTCCTGTGCGGACAGCTGGCGACGTTGTGCCGCCTCCTCCAGTACCGCGAACTGACTTTCTGCCTTCCACAAATCCCGGCGCTGCTGGCTGATTTTCTCATTCGCTCCGGCATGCTTCTCCAGCATCCGGAGTTCTGCCTGAAGCGTCAGCAGGGCAGCATGAGCACTGTCTTCCTGACGATCGCCCGCAGACACCTTCACGCCGGACTGTTTCGGCTTTTTCAGCGTCGCTTCATAGTCCTTTTTCGCCGCCGCCATCAGCGTGTTGTAATCTGCCTGCAGGATTTTCCCGTCTTTCAGTGCCTTATTCAGTTCTTCCTGACGGGCGGTATATTTCTCCAGCGGCGTCTGCAGCCGTTCGTAAGCCTTCTGCGCCTCTTCGGTATATTTCAGCCGTGACGCTTCGGTATCGCTCTGCTGCTGCGCATTTTTGTCCTGTTGACTCTGCTGTTCAGCCTTCTTTCTGGCGGCTTCAAGCGCAAGACGGGCCTTTTCACGATCATCCCAGTAACGCGCCCGCGCTTCATCGTTAACAAAATAATCATCCTTGCGCAGATTCCAGATGTCGTCCGCTTTCTTAAACGCAGCCTCTGCCTTAATCAGCATCTCCTGAGCGGTATCAGGACGACCAATATCCAGCACCGCATCCCACATGGATTTGAATGCCCGTGCTGTCCTGTCTGCCCAGGTTTCCAGCGTGCCCATGTTCTCTTTCAGGCGTCGAGTCTGGTCATCAAACCCTTTCGTTGCGGCCTCGTTCGCCGCCTGCAATGCCCCGGCTTCATCGCCGGAACGCTGCAACTGAGCAACATACGCAATCTGCTCCGCCGTCACGTTATGGAACTGGCGCGCCATCGCCGTCAACCCCGACGTCGGGTCAGTGGTCAGCTTCCCGAAGGCTTCAGCGACCTTGTCCACCTCCACGCCGGATGCAGAGGAGAAACGCGCCACACTCTGGCTGATGGATGCAATCTGAGCCTCACCGCTTACCCCCGCCTTAACCAGTGCACTGAGTGACTCGCTGGTCTGGTTAAACGTCAGCCCTGCCGCCTGCCCGGCTCTGGACAGGACCAGCATACGATCTGCCGTCAGACCTGACTGATGACCGGAAAGGACCAGCGTTTTGTTGAAATCGGACAGGGTTGAGTTACCCTGATACCAGGCATACGCCAGCGCACCGGTCGCCACCGCCAGCGAGGTGGCCCCGACCATCGGCAGGGTGATCGCACCGGCAAGCCCCCGGAACATGGGGATCATCCCGCCGAAGGAGTCCTTAACCTGACCACCCTGTTGCAGCAGGATCAGCCACGGGCTTTGCCCGCCTGCAAGCTGCGTGGCCACGTCGGTGAACTGTGCAGGAAGCATACGCATGGCGGCTTTATACTGCCCGACGGAAATCCCCGCTTTCTGTGCAGCCAGCGCCTGTCGGCTCAGCGACTGTTCAACGACTGCCGCTGTTTTTTTCGCATCACTTTCCGTACCGGAAAAATGACGCCTGACTCTGGCCATCTGCTCGTCAAATCTGGCCGCATCCAGACTTAAATCAACGACCAGATCGCCTACCGGTTCAGCCATACCGGACTCCTCCTGCGATCCCTTCTGATACTGTCATCAGCATTACGTCATCCTCCGTCATGCCCGCCATATCCGGGGAAGCGGGGATAACTTCATTTCCGTCCGGGTCAAAGCGGACGCCTCCGGCAAGCCCTGCCGCTTTCTGCATCAGCACATCATCTTCAGGCTCTTCGTCAGCCTCACGCCGGTTCAGCAGACTGAAATCCAGCGGATGCATATCCGGATCGCTGAAAAACAGGCTGAGCACGGTGTACGTCAGCCCGGAAAAGTGCATATCCAGCAGAACATCATGAAAATAATGGGTACTGTAAAAGCGGTGCCAGTCGGCATACTCTGTGGATGACATCCCGGCAAGCATGGCGCGCCAGTCAGGTCGCCCCATCTCACGCGCCAGTTTCAGGGCAAAACTCAGCTCACCGTCGAACACTTTCCCGCAGAAACAGGCTCTGCAGGCCCGGCGTCCTCTGCCTGTTCAGGGGCATCATTCACCACAAACTCATACATACCGGACAGCCGGTACACCACGTTTTCAGCATGAGAAATTGCCTCTGTAGGCCAGGTGGTAAGCACTTCCTGCTCAATCTGTTTAACGGCTTCATTCATGGAAGGCAGCTTTGTCTTCTGCGGATGGTTATGCCACAGGGACATCGCTACCACAAAAGCACCGGTTCTGATGGCGTCTTCCACAGTAAACTTCCGGTTGCTGTCTGACTCCGCCTGTTCTGCCTGCCGTTTCATCAGGGCGAGATGCTCAATACGCTGCAGGGCTGACAGTTCAGAAAGCGTGACGGTCACGCCGTTATGTTCAAATGATTCGGTTTTCAGGAACATCGCTGACTCTCCGGATTAACTGTCGGTGACAGTGATTTCTGCAACCGCAGCAAGTTCACCATTACCGGATACAACCGGAATGTTGACCTTACCTGCAGCAACGCCTTTCACGGTGATGGTCATACCACTGACCGACACGGTGGCTTTTGTTTTATCCGCTGACACCGCACGGAAGCTCTTGTCAGTTGCGCCCTCCGGCTGGAATGCCACGGTCAGCGTGGTGCTCTGCCCTTTCACCACCGTGGAGCTGGCAGGCGTCACGGTCATACCGGTTGCCGCCGTCACCGTACTGCGATCTTCTGCCATTGACGGACGGCCCACATTGGTGACCTTCACCGTACGGGTGATCACTTCCTTCGCCGTCACCGCCTTACCGATACTGCTGACCCAGCCACGGAACACATCGACCGTGCCGTTCGGGAAGCGGATTTTATAGGCACGGGTATCACCTTCATTAAACCACGCCAGCAGCGCCTGCTGCCCCTGCTCTCCGGGCATCCACGCCAGCGTGAAGCTGGTATCTCCGGCGGATTTCTGCCCCTGCCCGGTCGCGGTCCAGTCCGCATCTTCATCATCGAGATAACTGTCGTCATAGGACTCAGCGGTCAGTTCGCCGGGCGTCAGGTCTTTAACTTTTGCCAGACGCGACCAGTCAACGTCTGAAAGCGGGTTCGCATAAGGGTCGCCGCTCCCGTTATAAACCCACAGGGTGGTTCCGGCACCTTTCACCGGTATTGCTGGATTTGGTACAGACATATCGTCCTCACATTTCATAGGTAATGACATAAGTCAGATCGGCAGAACTCCACAGGCCCGCATCATCGTCGCGCCGGTAGTCATAGCCACTGGCCACCATACTGGTGATCAAATCTGACAGTGCCGGGATATCGCTCATCACCGGATAAATCCGGGACTCCATCCACGAATCCAGCTCTGAATCCGGCACCTGAGCAGGCAGGAAAACTTCGATATGCAGCTCCGCCTGCCAGGTATCGCTGTCCAGCTCTTCGCCCGTGTATTCAGCGCCGGTGAGATAAACGGCAACTGCCGGAAAATCTTCCTCATCAAAAACAGCGGGGCGACCATCAAAAAACGTCGCCCCGGTGTCATGCTTCTCCAGTGCATCCAGTACGGCTGCACGGAGTTCAGTATGTTTCATCGTTTTATTACCATCCTCAGTTGATGATGCAGCGCATAGCCCAGCTCTTTCGGAAGACGCTCACGCCGTATCCGCTCAATATTCTGTTTAAACGCCGTGGTCAGCGGCACCGCCATCGGGATTTTCACCACATCAATGGGGTAACGGTTTTTCCCGGCCACACGCTGCATGACATGCCACCGGCCATTTTTCAGTTGCTGAATAAACGCGCCGGGAATACGACGGTTTCCCACCACAAGCACGCTGCCGCCACCTTTCAGGGCTGAACGCTGCCCCTTTTTACGACGCCTGCGTCGGGACAGGACAATCCGCGCGTTACCCAGCTTTATTACGGGCAAATCCCCCCGGTTAACCTTGATTCTGGCCTGCGGATTTTTGACCGTGGCCCTTTTCAGCCTGGCCCTTTCCTTTACCAGTTTCCGGCGTACCTTTGTCTCACGGGCAACCTGTGACGCCGACTGCGATATCGCGGATGAAGCAACGCGGTTAATGGCCATTGCGGCGGCACCGGGCACCGCCGTTCTGCTGATACGGCTGAGGTTTTCAACGGCCTGCTCAAGACCTTTTATGGCCATACATCCCCCTTTCAGCGGCGACGGTTAACGGCAGGCGGTACGCCCCGCCCAAGCCAGAGATGACAGCTTCCGCCATCATCCGGCGAAATCCGGTCTATCCAGAAGTTTTCCTCACCGATGGTCAGCGTGTCGCCGCGCCGCAGCTGCCGCACATCATCAGTCCGGACAAACAGGGACGGGCTGGAGCCTTCAACGCGTACGCCCTGTCCGGCATAGCTGATATTTTCAGGGTCATCAAAAACACCACGTATTACTGCGCCGGACTGCTCACCGGATGTCATGGTGGCTGACGTTCCCATGTACCCGCGTATCGTTTCATCGGCGCGGGCAATGGCAGCATCGAACAGGTTATCGAAATCAGCCACAGCGCCTCCCGTTATTGCATTCTGGCCAGGCCACGTTCTGTCATTTCGGCTGCCACACCGGCAGAGACACGAAACGCCGTTCCCGGCAGCACAAATGCCACAGGTTCATCCCGCGTGGCGTGAAGTGCATCGGTATGCAGCGTCACCAGTGCCACAACCGTGACCAGAGCAGCCGTATCAGTCACGGTATCCGTCTGTGCTGATACCACCTCATTTTCATGTCCGGTCAGCGCATTTTCCGGTCTGAGAGGGGTATCCTGACCGGCAGCGTCATCCGTGTCATCAAGCTCCTCTTCCAGCTCTGCCACACGGAGCGCCAGTTCTTCTTTCGTCCCCGTCAGGCTGACATCACGGTTCAGTTGCTCACCCAGCGACCGGAGACGGACAATCAGTTCATCTTTCGTCATGGACTCCTCCACAGAGAGAAAATGGCCCCGAAGGGCCACGATTACGCCAGTTGTACGGACACGAACTCATCAGGGTCAGCCAGCAGCATCAGCGGTGCTGACTGAATCATGGTGAACTCACGCGCCGGATCGCCGGTGGTCACCCAGTTTTTCGGGTAACGGGCAGAGGCGTTAATGCCTTCGCGCTGTGCGTCCGCATCCTGAATGCAGCCATAGGTGCGCAGACCGCGTGCCTGAGTGTTCCCCAGTACCATCGTGTTGTCCGGCAGGAAGTTCTTTTTGACGCCGTTTTCCACGTACTGTCCGGAATACACGACGATGGCCACATCGCCATACATCCCCTTATAGGACACCGCTTTACCCAGGTCTTTCACCGCTGTCTCCAGCTCGGAATGAGAGCCGCGACGGGTATCCAGCTTCTCCTTGACGGCTTTGAAGGAACGGAACAGCGCCCAGCCTTTCGGATCAAACACGATGATATTCACCACACCGCTGGCGTTCAGCGCGTAGGCTTCGATATCGTCGGTCGGGTCATACGTGGACTTGTCGCGCTTGCTCCACTCCGTGCCACCGGACTGTGTGATGTTGTTCGCCGCACTGCGCCCCATATCCACCTCAACCGGATCAAAGGCTTCACCGGTCATGGTGTATTTGCCCTTAAGCACGGCAGAAACTGCCTGCATCTCTTCGACCTGGGCAATGGCCAGCTCTTCATCACGCATGTTCTGCATGATGATGCGACGGCGGCGGTAAGCCGGGTCCGCCAGATTCTGCGGATCTTCATCCGGCAGGCGACGCAGGGTCATCTGCGGATTCACCTCATGCTTGGGTTTGACATATCCCGGCGTAAATTCAGAGGTGGAGCCGCCACGGGAACGGATAACCTCACCGGAAACAATCGGCGAAACGTACAGCGCCATGTTTACCAGTCCCGGAATTTGTGAGAGATAGACTTTCTCCGTAGTGAAGGGATAGCTCTCACGGAAAAAGAGACGCAGAAACAGCGGATCAAACTTAAATTTCTGCTCATTTGCCGCCAGCAGTTGGGCGGTTGTGTACATCGACATAAAAAAATCCCGTAAAAAAAGCCGCACAGGCGGCCTTTAGTGATGAAGGGTCAGGTTAAACGATGCTGATTGCCGTTCCGGCAAACGCGGTCCGTTTTTTCGTCTCGTCGCTGGCAGCCTCCGGCCAGAGCACATCCTCATAACGGAACGTGCCGGACTTGTAGAACGTCAGTGTGGTGCTGGTCTGGTCAGCAGCAACCGCCAGAATGCCAACGGCAGCACCGTCGGTGGTGCCATCCCAAGCAACCAGCTTACGGGTGGAGGTGTCCAGCATCAGCGGGGTCATTGCAGGCGCTTTCGCACTCAATCCGCCGGGCGCGGTTGCGGTATGAGCCGGGTCACTGTTGCCCAGCGGCTGGTAATGGGTAAAGGTTTCTTTGCTCGTCATAAACATCCCTTACACTGGTGTGTTCAGCAAATCGTTAACGGCATCAGATGCCGGGTTACCTGCAGCCAGCGGTGCCGGTGCCCCCTGCATCAGACGATCCAGCGCAGTGTCACTGCGCGCCTGTGCACTCTGTGGTGCTGCGGCCAGAATGCGGCGGGCCGTTTCCACGGTCATACCGGGGGTTTCTGCCAGCACGCGGGCCTGTTCTTCGCGTCCGTGAGCCTCCTCACAGTTGAGGATCCCCATAATGCGGCTGTTTTCTGCCGCAACCGCAGCGGTGATCTGCGCGTTCACGTCCGGCTGCGCCGCGCTGGCGTTTTCGCCCTCCGTCGCTGGCACCACGTCAGTAACGTCAGCCTGCGAAGCAGTGGCTGAAACAGTTGTTGATTGAGTCTCTTTGGTCATTCGCCCTCCTGAGAGACGGGATTTACGTGCATCCAGTGCATCACGCATAACGGTGATCGCATCGGTGCTGTTGACAAGTTCATCAGCCAGTCCGGCATCAATGGCCTCCTGACCGCTGTACACTGCAGCCTCGGTATCCAGCACAGCCTGCACGGACAGGCCGGTATATGCCGACACCTTCTGCGCAAACATCTGGCGGGTTGCATCCATCCGGGACTGCAGTGTCTCCCGGACGTCATCCGGAAGATGGCTGTAGGGGTTGCCATCCACCTTATGGCTGCCGCTGTAAATCAGCGTGATTTCCACGCCCTGTTTCTCCAGCGCAGCACCGTAATTACTGTGAGCCATCATGACGCCGATGGAGCCTGTCCGGGCGGTCTGCGTGACCAGACGCCGGGAGGCGGCGCTGGCAAGCAGCTGCCCTGCACTGCAGTTCATGTCATTGGCCAGCGCCCATACCGGCTTTATGTCACGCACACGGGCGATGATGTCAGCGCAGTCAAATGCCCCTGCCACCATTCCGCCGGGCGTGTCCATATCGAGCAGAATGCCGTCCACCATCGGGTCGCTGGCAGCCTGTTGCAGACGGGCGATAATGCCGTTGTAACCGGTCATTCCCGAATACGGCTGCAGAGCCCGCGTCCGGCTGACCAGCGTGCCGGACACCGGCAGCACGGCGATGCCGTTCATGACCTGATAACTGCGGGCCTGTCGTGGTCCGTCATCATCACCGGATAACGCCAGCGTCGCGGGTGCCTCTCCGGCAGCCAGGCTGTCACCGGACACAGCATCCGTCAGGCGGCTGATCCCAAGCTGGCCTGCAAGCGCACAAAAGAAAACCCGCGCATAGGCGGGTTCAAGCATCAGCGGCTCATTAAAGGCCATGCTGGCAATATGCGGGAGATTACGCAGCTCTGCTGTCACTCTTCTCCTCCTCTGTTGATTGTCGCAGCCCGGATTCAAATGCCGCAGCCGCCCAGGCGGGCGGTTTAAGACCGGCTGCGCGGCGCTCCATCGTTTCACGGACCTGCTGGGCAAAAATTTCCTGATAGTCGTCACCGCGTTTCGCGCACTCTTTCTCGTAGGTGCTCAGTCCGGCTTCTATCAGCATCACCGCTTCCTGCACTTCTTTCAGACCATCGATGGCCATACGACCGGAGCCTATCCAGTCACAGTTCCCCCAGGCACTGCGGGCTTCCTGAAAGCTGAAGCGCGCTTTTGAAGGTAACGTCACCACGCGGCGAACGATAGCCTCTTCCAGCCAGCACAGAAACATCTGACTCGCCTGACGGGATGCGACGAATTTTCGCCGCCCCATAAAGTGCGCCCACGACTCGTTCGCGCTGGCCCGTGCCGTGGAGTAGCTCATCTGGGCGTAATTCCGGGAAAGCTGCTCATACGAGACACCCAGCCCGGCAGCGATATACCGCAGCAGTGACTGCTCAAACACGGAGTAGCCGTTATCCGTGTCCTGAGCCGTCTGCAGGTTCAGTGAATCACCCGGCATCAGGTGTGGCACTTTTGCGCCTCCCAGCCGGACCGGCGCGGCGGCGTAATACGCGGCAATTTCACCAATCCAGCCGGTCAGTTTGTCCCGCTGCTCCTGACTGTTCGCGCCCAGAATAAAATCCATCGCTGACTGCGTATCCAGCTCACTCTCAATGGTGGCGGCATACATTGCCTTCACAATGGCGCTCTGCAGCTGCGTGTTCTGCAGCGTGTCGAGCATCTTCATCTGCTCCATCACGCTGTAAAACACATTTGCACCGCGGGTCTGCCCGTCCTCCACGGGTTCAAAAACGTGAATGAACGAGGCGCGACCGCCGGGTAACTCACGGGGTATCCATGTCCATTTCTGCGGCATCCAGCCAGGATACCCGTCCTCGCTGACGTAATATCCCAGCGCCGCACCGCTGTCATTAATCTGCACACCGGCACGGCAGTTCCGGCTGTCGCCGGTATTGTTCGGGTTGCTGATGCGCTTCGGGCTGACCATCCGGAACTGTGTCCTGAACAGCCGCGATGAACTGGTATCCCAGGTGGCCTGAACGAACAGTTCTCCGTTAAAGGCGTGCATGGCCACACCTTCCCGAATCATCATGGTAAACGTGCGTTTTCGCTCAACGTCAATGCAGCAGCAGTCATCCTCGGCAAACTCTTTCCATGCCGCTTCAACCTCGCGGGAAAAGGCACGGGCTTCTTCTTCCCCGATGCCCAGATAGCGCCAGCTTGGGCGATGACTGAGCCGGAAAAAAGAGCCGACGATATGATCCTGATGCAGCTGGATGGCGTTGGCGGCATAGCCGTTATTGCGCACCAGATCGTCTGCGCGGGCATTGCCACGGGTAAAGTTGGGCAGCAGGGCTGCATCCACACTTTCACTCGGTGGATTCCACGCCCGCAACTGCCCACCAAATCCGCTGCCACCGCCATGATAACCGGCATATTCACGCAGCGATGTCATGCCGTCCGGCCCCAGAAGGGGGGGAATGGTGGGCGTTTTCATACATAAAATCCTGCAGGTCCCCTGCGTCGCTGTGTCATGCCGGTCTGCACTTCCAGCTCCGCAATGTATTTTTTCAGGTCAGACACGGAAGTGGCCGTAAACTCCACTCGCCGTCCGTCTTTCTGTACTGTTGCCACCCGTTTACCTGTCATCAGGTCATGCAGTGCCGTACGGGCAGCGGAAAGTTCTTCCTGTCGCGTCATTCATCCTCTCCGGATAAGGCACGGGCGTAATCTGCCAGTGTTTTCTTGTTGGTTGCTGCACCATCCTCTTCCTGCAGGCTCGCCAGCAGTGCACTGAGATCCAGCTGCCAGCGGGAAATACTGATGCGCAGCGCCGCCAGCGCATAAACGAAGCAGTCGAGTGCCTCATTGCGTCGCTTTTTGCTGTCCCACAGTATTTTTTTCCTGCCATCCACCCATTTTTCGACCTGCTCTTCAGCAGTCAGCTGCTGCGCTTCGGTCAGATCAAAAATATCCGGGTTATTCGGGAAGTGAACGGCACCGGGAAGCGGTTCATCCCCTTCCGGCGTCAGTGTGAAGCGGTTATAAATCTGCTCTTTCGCGGTATCCGTACCGATTTCGGTAAGGTAAACCCCGTTTTTGTTTCGCTTACGTGGCATGCTGGCCACCGGCTTTCCGTAGACGGATGCCCCTTTAATGGGGATCACCCGGAACAGCCCATGCTTTTTCGAGCGTTCATACACAATAGTCGGGTCAATCCCGCCAATATCCCAGCAGATACGGGATACCGACATTTCTGCACCATTCCGGCGGGTATAGGTTTTATTGATGGCCTCATCCACACGCAGCAGCGTCTGTTCATCATCGTGGCGGCCCATAATAATCTGCCGGTCAATCAGCCAGCTTTCCTCACCCGGCCCCCATCCCCATACGCGCATTTCGTAGCGGTCCAGCTGGGAGTCGATACCGGCGGTCAGGTAAGCCACACGGTCGGGAACGGGCGCTGAATAATGCTCTTTCCGCTCTGCCATCACTTCAGCATCCGGACGTTCACCGATTTTCGCTTCCCACGTCTCACCGAGCGTGGTGTTCACGAAGGTTTTACGTTTTCCCGTATCCCCTTTCGTTTTCATCCAGTCTTTGACAATCTGCACCCAGGTGGTGAACGGGCTGTACGCTGTCCAGATGTGAAAGGTCACACTGTCCGGCGGCTCAATCTCTTCACCGGATGACGAAAACCAGAGAATGCCATCACGGGTCCAGATCCCGGTCTTTTCGCAGATATAACGGGCATCAGTAAAGTCCAGCTCCTGCTGGCGGATGACGCAGGCATTATGCTCGCAGAGATAAAACACGCTGGAGGGGTCATCCGGCGACCATTTGAAGCCAAACGGCGTCTCTTTGTCGCCAAATTTAAGATACTGCTCCTCCCCGCAGTGCGGGCAGGCAACATGAAAACGCATAAAATGCGGGGATTCACTGGCAGCACGCTCAATCTGGCAGGTGCCTCTCACTTTGGGCGTGGAGCCACGGATGGACTTTGGCCAGACCGAGCCTTCAATACGCTTATCGCCCAGGAACGTCGGAGAGCCTTCCTGTTCAATATCATCATCAAAGGCAGCAAGTTCATCATAACCCGCCACATCCACCGACTTTTCACGGTAGTTTTTTGCCGCTTTACCGCCCAGGCACCAGAAGCCACGACCATTGGTAAAACGCTTCATGGTGAGCGTGTTATCCCGGTGCTTTTTGCCATACCACGGTGCCAGCGCCAGCAGCGACGGAATATCACGGATAGTCGGCTCAACGTGGGTTTTCATAAAGTTTTCGGCATCACCATCCGTCGGCAACCAGATAAGGGTGTTGCGCTGCTTATGCTCTATGAAGTAGGCATAAACACCCAACAGCATTTTGGAATAACCGACACGGGCAGATTTCACCACATTCACCTCGCGGATGTAGTCGCTGCCCATCGCATTCATGATGGCCCGCTGAAAGGGCAGTGTTTCCCAGCGCCCTTCCTGGTATGCGGATTCTTTCGGGAGATAGTAATTGGCATCCGCCCATTCAACGGCGGTCTGTGGCTCCGGCCTGAACAGTGAGCGAAGCCCGGCGCGGACAAAATGCCGCAGCCTGTTAACCTGACTGTTCGATATATTCACTCAGCAACCCCGGTATCAGTTCATCCAGCTCGGCTGCTTTGTTCATGGCTTTGATGATATCCCGTTTCAGGAAATCAACATGTCGGTTTTCCAGTTCCGGAAAACGCCGCTGCACCGACAGGGGGACCCCGTCGAGAATACTGGCAATTTCACCTGCGATCCGCGACAGCACGAAAGTACAGAATGCGGTTTCCACCACTTCAGCGGAGTCTCTGGCATTTTTCAGCTCCTGTGCATCGGCCTGCGCACGCGTAAGTCGATGGCGTTCGTACTCAATAGTCCCTGGCTGGAGATCTATCTCGCTGGCCTGCCGCAGTTCTTCAACCTCCCGGCGCAGCTTTTCGTTCTCAATTTCAGCATCCCTTTCGGCATACCATTTTATGACGGCGGCAGAGTCATAAAGCACCTCATTACCCTTCCCACCGCCTCGCAGAACGGGCATTCCCTGCTCCTGCCAGTTCTGAATGGTACGAATACTCACACCGAAAATGTCAGCCAGCTGCTTTTTGTTGACTTCCATTGTTCATTCCACGGACAAAAACAGAGAAAGGAAACGACAGAGGCCAAAAAGCTCGCTTTCAGCACCTGTCGTTTCCTTTCTTTTTAGAGGGTATTTTAAATAAAAACATTAAGTTACGACGAAGAAGAACGGAAACGCCTTAAACCGAAAAATTTTCATAAATAGCGAAAACCCGCGAGGTCGCCGCCCCGTAACCTGTCGGATCGCCGGAAAGGACCCGTTGGCCGTTCTGGTCTACTTCGTAATGGGATTTAATAGCTGAACGACAAAAGTCTTGCGACCACAGTCACACAGACCTGAATACACGTCCTGTTTCTTCCACCCCCGCACTGGACTGGCGAGCATGAGGGACACCCCCGCGAACCATAAACGCGGTAAAAACCCGGTGTGCATCGTTTTTGATTATTCCCGCACACTCACGCAGAAAGAATTCCCCGTCGGGCTACGGTCATGGTTAATGCGGGAATACGGCGACGATACAGCGCAGCTAAAAGGGTAATGGACAGAAAGAGCGGTTTATTTCATTCCACAGGATTCTGAGTGCCCCCTCCTCCAATAGGCTGAGCATCCACCTATATAGTTTTAATTTTCATCAATCCATTTAACTATCGTTTAATTGTTGTCACATAGGATTCTGCCGTTTTTAACAATGCAGGATAATAAGATGAAAAAAATGTTGTTTTCTGCCGCTCTGGCAATGCTTATTACAGGATGTGCTCAACAGACGTTTACTGTTGGAAACAAACCGACAGCAGTAACACCAAAGGAAACCATCACCCATCATTTCTTCGTTTCGGGAATTGGACAGGAGAAAACTGTTGATGCAGCCAAAATTTGTGGCGGCGCAGAAAATGTTGTTAAAACAGAAACCCAGCAAACATTCGTAAATGGATTGCTCGGTTTTATTACTTTAGGCATTTATACTCCGCTGGAAGCGCGTGTGTATTGCTCACAATAATTGCATGAGTTGCCCATCGATATGGGCAGCTCTATCTGCACTGCTCATTAATATACTTCTGGGTTCCTTCCAGTTGTTTTTGCATCGTGATCAGCCTCTCTCTGAGGGTGAAATAATCCCGTTCAGCGGTGTCTGCCAGTCGGGGGGAGGCTGCATTATCCACGCCGGAGGCGGTGGTGGCTTCACGCACTGACTGACAGACTGCTTTGATGTGCAACCGACGACGACCAGCGGCAACATCATCACGCAGAGCATCATTTTCAGCTTTCGCATCAGCTAACTCCTTCGTGTATTTTGCATCGAGCGCAGCAACATCACGCTGACGCATCTGCATGTCAGTAATTGCCGCGTTCGCCAGCTTCAGTTCTCTGGCATTTTTGTCGCGCTGGGCTTTGTAGGTAATGGCGTTATCACGGTAATGATTAACAGCCCATGACAGGCAGACGATGATGCAGATAACCAGAGCGGAGATAATCGCGGTTACTCTGTTCATTGCTGACCCCACAAACAGATTTCACGCTCAATCTCACGACGAGTCATGAGACCTTTCCATTGCTTACCGCCAGCATATGTCCAGCGACGTAGCTGATCACATGCGCCTTTGATATCGCCCTGGTTTATTTTGCGAAGAAGCGTCGATGTTCTGAAATTGCCAGCACCCACGTTGTAAACGAATGAGTAAAGAGCGCCGCGCGTTGTTTCCGGTATATCGACTTTGATGTACGGGTTAATTTGTCTGGCGACAGTGGCAAGGTCTTTATTCAAGAGTGCTTTGCATTCTGCTTTGGTATACGTTTTACCGAGCATGATGTCTTTTCCTGTATGCCCGTGACATACAGTCCATACACCAACAATATCTTTGTATGGTATGTAGCTGACACCTTCCAGACCATCGTTACCACTTGGGCCAGTGATTAACACTGATGCTATAGCAATTGCTCCGCCACCAATAGCAGCAGCAACGGCTTTTCGTAATGATGGAGGCATTATTCACCTCTCGCAGCCTTGCGCTTATCTTCTTTAATCTTGAAATAAAGGTTTGTCAGGTACGTCAGCAGGCCAAATACCAAGCTACCCAGCACACCTATTGCTGCCCACTGTGAGGGCGTGACTTTATCGAGCAGCTGTAAAAACCAGTAGCCAGCACTGCCTGCGGAGGTGCCATAGGCGACACCCGTTGTTAACTTATCCATGGATTTCATAACCCCCACCTCGCAGATGCGGGCGCTGTGTAACGGAAACAAAAAATGGCCACCAGCGGCCCGTAAAAAACACCCCGTCAAAAGCACCGGCATCCGCAGATGCCCTTTGCGTGGCGTTATTTGATGCGCGCCAGATGTGGCGCAAAGAAATGAAATAAGACTTATCGAAAATTAAGGTTAATTTTATGATTTAAACCACTTCTGAAGCTTAGTAGTATGAACATGTCCCCAGAAGGGGGCCAATACTTATTATTCTTCATGGACTTTGTCCCGCGGTCTTAATCCGACGACCGCGCTACTTTTCACCCTCTCGCAAATTGCTATCTAAAGGACGTTGTCCCACGAGTATTCCTGGATGCTCGTGTCTTTTTTTGTCTGATGCAGGTATAAAAAAAACCGCCAGATATGGCGGTTGGTCAATGTATAAGATAAATCATTTTAATTGTAATAAAAATCGAGGTGTCGGGTGCCTCCCGAAATATCTGTCCCTACAACAAATATTGTGATTCCCCGCTAAACCACTATATAAACCACCCTCGCACTGAGGAACACCTCTGTGGTGCTTTTACAACACCAGAATGATGCATCACCGACCCTGCCAGGAAATACAAAATCTCCACCGATAATGCACCATTCTGCTGTCGTAAAAAAATCAGCACTGAGGCTACACCTGGCCTCAAATCATAGCCAGAGAACAGAATGCTTTTCCAAAACAACCTGCTCCCACGTAATAAAAAATACGCCAGTGCCGCAATACAATAAGGCTTGTTTCAAATGCTGGAGCGGGTAGCGGGAATCGAACCCACATCATCAGCTTGGAAGGCTGAGGTAATAGCCATTATACGATACCCGCATATGGTGCCGACTACCGGAATCGAACTGGTGACCTACTGATTACAAGTCAGTTGCTCTACCTGCTGAGCTAAGTCGGCATTGGTTCTTCAGGGGAGCGATATCACCGATCAAAGAAGAGTTCCCCCTCAGAACCGTGTTCGATAATACGATTTAATATTCCAATCGCAACAACACTTTGCGTCAAGTTATGTAAATTTATTTATGTATTTTTATTTTATGTGAACATTTCACCTTCACTTAAAATATACGCGACAATATATAAACAAATTTATTTTGAAGGCAATTATTAAATGTCGTTTCTTATATCACACCACAAAAACAACAAAACCCGCTCGATGGCGGGTTCTATTAAAGTTTAATTGCGCTTGATTCGCCTCGCGATACAGCTTTGCGAAGCGTAGCAAAATTGAAGCAGTTTATGCGTAAAAAATCAAGCCGTTTTTTGAGCGAATGATTCTCGCATGGGAATGTATAGCGCATACTCAGCAACGGCCAACCAATTAGCAATTCGCTTTTCGCATGTGCTAAAACACCACTCTGGGTGTGCATCATTTAGCAATTCAGCCATTTTGCGTTTGGTCATCCCCCGCCCCTCATACCGTTGCCGAAGGACGCTAATCAATCCTGGATGCTCTGCCAGCACCTCACTTATGACTCGATCAATACATAACGCCTCTGCATCAGTACAATGCGCCAGCCAGCTCTTTTGCTTGCCGTTGATCATCTCTCTCAAAAACGCTTCCAGCTCAGCTTTCTCTATTCCCGCTTTTTTCATTCTGCGCAGGGCTTCATTGATGGCTGTTTTCGTCAATTTTTTGGATGCCAACAACTGATTGAACATATTTCCTGACCTGCCACCGCCAATATACGACCAGCGCCCCCACATACGCAGTTTGCCCTGAATCCAGACACTTTCCAGCGTGGCGAGACGAAGGTGTTCTCCGCTTTTTCCTGTATTCGTTGGGTAAATCACAAATATCCCTCCTTTCTCCAGATTTCTTGTGTGCGAAAAACACCTTCTGCATGCATCAGGCGTAATTCTTCTTTGGTGTAATCGCTGGTTTTTACCCGCCCGTCGATTAGATCGTGGCATGAGCTACAGGCAATCGCCGCCTGCATATCGTGTGGTTTTGTCGCTGTTCCGCACGTTCCCGCCAGTCGGTAATGCGCCAGCACAGACGTTTCCGGATCGTGATTGCAGTAGCCAGGAATTCTGACGGTGCACATCTGCCCCCGCGCCGCTTTACGTAAATCCACCATTACGCAAACTCCAGCAGCTGCGCGGCCACATTTTCGACTTGTTCCAGAGAGGAAAATTTACGGAACAGAATCCAGTTCCACAGCACATTCAGAACAGATTTATAAACCTGCTGAAACTCGGTTTCGTCCATATTCGCAAAAGCGATGGATTTCGCCCGACGCCCATGACTACCGTCCGGATAAAAATGTTCGGTGTAAAATCCAGCCTGAATGGTTACCCACTCGCGAAAAGCCTCAAACGACTTTAGCAATGCCGTATCCCGGGTTCTGCGTGTCGCAACTGTATTCAGATATTGCTCTGCGGCATCACTCAGGGCTGGCGTGTGTTCCCGACCAACTGATTCGCACAGGTAATCAACGAAACCAGACAGCAGTTCTCGTTCGCAAGGCGTGATCGCCCCACCGACCGGAGTCCAGTAATCGAATCCCAGTTGCAGGAGTTTGAAAAAACGCTTGTGGAATGCGTAGTTACGCACACGCTTAAAATCAGCGTGTATCCACTCGCCTATTTTAATTTGATGCAGAAAATCACAACTCTCCGGCGTCGCCGGGAGAAGTAAACCAGAAGAAGTTTGTTTGACCAGTTGTATATGCGCCATTTCTCAATCTCTCTATGGCGCAGTGCAGCAGATGCCAGTTGTTCAGGCTGACGAATAAAGTATAAATAAACTGGCTATGGTGTAAAGCCCCACATAGCATGAACAAACACTACATATCAAATAGCTGGTACAAGGATAGAAATACGACACTTATTATTAAAAACGATTAGCTAAATTACATTTTAATGTTATGAAAAAGTTCTTTTTTATCATAACATTTCAATAAAAGCATTACAGATGCAATCATCCCGTCATCATCAATTATTTAAGGTGGTTAAACATGGAAAATAACAAGTTTGCACATCTCGCTCCTTTTTTATCCGTAATCCTTTTCGCTTGTTGTTTTATATGGGCATTATTTTTATAAAGTAGCCACATGATAAGTTGCTGGAATCATGTTTCCCACTCAAGTCATTAACATTTGATAAGACATATCTAAAAGGATGCCTTTACATTATTTGATGCATATATGATTTATTTATATGCACAGTAAAGGTACCCTGGGAATAATCAAGATTAATGATATATTACTTATCTTATTCCCAACTGTCTTTTACCTGGGAAAACATTTATCGTTAAAAAATATATCATAAATAATTAAGCTGAAATTTCAGAACACAACTAATGCACACAATAAGGTTCAGTAACAGTAATCTATGTGGAATACATCGAGATTTCTTGATTAAGCTTTAATAACTTATTCCTAACACACAGAATTCATAAACCAAAAGCAAAACAAGTAGTTATACGAAAAACAACCATATTTATTCTATCTTCTCCTCTAATCAACATATCAATTATGTGTTTCATAAGAGCTTGACATAACTCCTCAAAAGGTGCATTTATAATACATGTTTTATAGGAGGTGGTTATGACACACAAGAGAATTCCTAAAGATTGGGTAATCAAACGCTCAACTCCGTTCTTCACAAAAGAGAACGTACCTTCAGCGTTATTAACACATCATAATACAGCAGCAGGTGTTTTTGGGCAGTTGTGCGTAATGGAAGGCACTGTAACATATTATGGTTTTGCTGATGAGAATACTACTGAACCAGAGATAAAAGTAGTTATTAATGCTGGCTCTTTTGCAACAAGCCCACCACAATACTGGCACCGTGTTGAACTAAGCGATGATGCTCAGTTTAATATTAACTTTTGGGTCGCTCCAGACTTCTCAGGCGAAAAAGTCTATAGCACCAAAAAATAGATGATCATATTAAAAATACTTTAACAATCAGACCCGGCAGAGCTATCCTCGACGGGTCTCGTTTTTGTAAATATTTTGGTTCTACATTGCCAGGAGACTTCGACCATAAGAAGTAATCTGAATACTTAAGAAATAAATTTACTTCAGATTAATGAGCGCACCTTGCCGGACAAAGATAAGCCAGGCAAACGTTTTTTTTAGCCAGTATATAATCAATCAGAAAGTCGCTCCATAAGAACAACAACAAGGCAATAAATTGCCACCACAGCCACTATTGCTAACGCACACTTCAGAACCAGCACAACAATCTCCTGTTTTTGACGTATACATACACTGATAAATATGTGGCTTTGTACTCACTACTTCAATACACAAGTGTCAGTGGTGCGTAATCAAATAATACAGTCTGTTTTCAGCCAGGAACAGACATCAGGTAAAAGAATGAAAAACTATTTTGAGCTACATCATAGCTACAAGATTTCTGCTAATTTCAAGATGAGCAGGTCATTGCTGGCATAGGTGACCTGCCTATTAGTCATGATGATTCGAAAATTACGGTCGGCATACCATATATAGAAACGTTGTGACACTCTGTTGACGTAATGTAAAAATCATTCCTGCCCTTCTTCTTTACCGTAGTGGAGTTGACCAATTTTGATAAGAGGGCGTCCCTGGGATTTGCGGTGTAAATTGGTATCGCGAAGTGAATACACGCAACCACAATATTCCTGCTGATAGAATTGTTCGCGTTTGCTGATTTCAATCATGCGGGACGAGCCTCCCTGCTTGCGCCAGTTATAATCCCAGTACACCATGCCCGGATAATGTGCGACAGCTCGCCGTCCGCTGTCGTTAACCTGCTGCATATTTTTCCAGCGTGAAATGCCCAGTGAACTGCTGATCACACTGAAACCATTTTCAGCGGCGTACAGCGCCGTCCGTTCAAAACGCATGTCAAAACACATAGTACAACGCCTCCCACGTTCGGGCTCCCATTCCATTCCTTTGGCTCGCTCAAACCAGTTGTCAGTGTCGTAATCAGCATCGATAAACGGTACACCATGTTGTTCAGCAAATCGAATATTCTCATTCTTACGAATCAAATACTCTTTCTGAGGATGAATGTTCGGATTATAGAAGAAGATGGTGTAGTCGATTCCTGAGGCCTGAAGAGCCTCCATCACTTCACCGGAACATGGTGCACAACAAGAGTGTAATAGTAGTTTGTTTGCCCCGTTTGGGAGCTCCAACTTAGGACGTTTGAAATCAGCAACTGTCATAAATGTTTACGTCGGGGTAATGAAACTTGCAAGTTGTGTAGCATCAGAGTGTACTGCCCCAAAAAGTTGGCAGTTAAACGAGAGGCTACACATTTTGAGCAAGATTTCAAGATCAACTAATCCCCCTTTTTTGAACAGCGTCCTGATGATACCAATCAGATCGCATTACAATGCCACCTTAGCTGATAAGTCAGTTGATTGTTTCGTCAAAATGCTTCTTAATACCGTAAACTTATTACTCCAGCACAGATAACATATAATGAAATAGCCATGAAAATAGACATTAAAAATAAAAATGGGAATACACAACACTTGGACGTGTCATCGTTGATTATTACGCTTAATAATGGGGAAACGATTGAAATCACAGATGAAAACAAAAGTCGCCCAATCGATATACCTGAGGGAGTTACAGTGTGGGGAGGCCGGGCTCCCGATAAAGAAGCAAGCATAGATCAACTAAAAAAGACAACTCGTAGCATAGGAATATATCCACTAGCCTCCAATATGGTGCACATATTCCCTTATTCTTTAAAAAAGTAAAATTTTATGTAGCGTTTTAGCAGATACGAAATAAAGAGTGGAACTAAATTTGATTTTAGCGCAGTGCCAGATGAGGCGATGGCTCTGCGCCGTAGATACACCAACTTAAACTTGAGCGATTACATTTTGATTTTGCTTACCGAATAAATTCCTGGATACTTCCTCGATAAAACATCAGTACACGCTTCATAACTTCGCTCTTACGGCACTCGCTACAGATTATATTCAGACGCCCGTCATATCGGCGTATTTCTCCGTCTGGTAATGACCAGATAAGGTCAGGATCAACCACAACCGTTTTTTTCACCTTTGCCCTGGATAGTTTTTTGCGGGCGTTATTCCAGTCCTTACGAGCCTGTTCAGAGGTAAATAACCCATAGCCAGAGTTGTATACATCGCCACTGGCAACCAACTCTCTGGCAAGAATGCTCATCAGATATCTTGTCGCCCCTGTCTTGGCCTCCAGTTGCCTTAACGTCTCGCGCCCACTCTGGCGTACCAGCTCAACAACCTGCTCCTTAATTTTTTCACGCTCTTCCTGTGTAAAAACTTTTGCCATAAGCGCCTCCGGCAATCACTTTTCCGACACAATACGACTGGAGGAATCGACAATCTGTCGAACAATATCCCGGTGCTTGTTCAGCTCCCGCAGCGCGGCGCAGACACGCTCCCACTTCTGGACATGATTTTTCGCCCGACGCAGTTCGCGGTTTGCTATATGCAGCGATGGTAAAACCAAGTCATCCGCTTGCGTTTCAGTAAACGATGGCAGCGACTGCACAATGTCCGCCACAGTTTCTGTTTTAATATCTTCCTGTGTTGCCGCTTCCTGTACTGGTAACGCAGCACCGGCTGGCTGAGGAAAGGCTTTACCATCATTTTTCGTTACCAATGCAGCTTTCGGTTCTGCTGGTAAATTATCGCCCGGCATGCAGTAACGAAATTTACCGTTCTGATTTACGCGAATCAGACGCCCCTTGCTGATTGCCATTGCCAGCGTTGAAGCCACTTTGCGTGATGTGGTACCGAACAACGTAGCCAGTTCATCCGCAGTTAGTGGACCACGTTGTTCAATCGTCGCGGTTAAATCGCACTCCGATATTTTCGTCACTGTTGCTGTGGCGATTTCTTCCGGCTGTTCTTCCGGCACTGGATGTTCCTGCTGAACGTTGTTATCGGCCACACGCCAGGTGTATACGCTTTTATCAACGAATCCAGCCTTTTTAAGTTCCCACAGCTCGTTCAGCACTTCTTCACGACTGATATCAAGTCGCGCAGCCAGTTCTACCGACGTGGCTTTTCCCATTGCTTTCAGTGCATCAAAAACGGTTTCCATTAAAATTTCCTCCCGGTAAAAATCACTTCGCAATTCCTGGCTGGACGACATTCGGACGCCAGCTCTCCCAGTTAAAATTCACCCATCGCCCGCCGTTCATGGTCATGCGATCCATAATCCGCTCGCCGAGCAATGTTTTCATGGCCTCATAGTTCAGGTTTGTCAGCATCCCCACGCTGCGCATCGACGCTGTCCGGCGATCAACAATCTGGTGCAGCACCACCTGCTCGTTTTTTGTCTCGCGCTGAATGCCAATTTCATCAAGAACCAGCAGATCCACTTGGCACAGTTCCCGCAAAAATTTTTCGCCTGATTGCCCGTCGTCATAGCTGGCGTGTAGAGCACTCATGACATCAGCCACGGTAACCACAATCACTGTCTGGCCATCTTTCAGCAGGCGATTCCCGATAGCCGCCGCCAGATGGTTTTTTCCGGTACCAGGTTTTCCGCTGAACGCAAAATTTGTACACCCGGTCATCAGTTCATCAGCGATAGATTTCGCCTGGTTCAACGCGTATCGCTGACCGTCGTTCTGCACCTGGTAATTCGCAAACGAGCATTTGCGGTGCAATGGCTGGATGCCAGAGCGATTCAGAATTTTTTCCACCCGCAACTGACGATTCTGACGGTTGATCTCCTCACAACGTTTCTGGCCTTCGGAAAGTTGCCACTCGCGCCACTCCGCTACCGTTTTGAATGGGGCGGTTACATGTGGCGGGGCCAGTCTGCGGATACGTTCAAGAATGTCTCCTGCCGCAATATTTTTCATGGTCAGTTACCCCCTGAAGCCTGGCGGGATCGCACTATCCGGTAACGAGACGGTGTTAACCTGTCGGAGTAACGTCTCAGGTCGAACACCTTTTGGCGCGAACAAGCCCTGGTATTCATTGGCGATGCTGTGTCGAATCACCTGCTCAGGTGAAAAACCCTGCTGGCGGAATTTTTCCAGCTCCCGTATCGCCCCGTTAGCGCCCTGCTCCGTTCGAATCGGTTTACGCAATGCCTGGCGAAATTCAACCCACTCACGCCAGAGCGAGACAGAAATCCAGTTCGGCAAAGCAATATCCAGAGGGTCAAACTTTTTGACACCTCGATTCCCCCGGGGGGGATTTAGGGGGGGATCTGTTTTTAGATCTTTATCTGTATCTTTATTAGTTGCCTTTGTGTTGACATCATGTTCAAACACCACTTCAACATCTGTTTGAACACCTGTTAAATTTCTCTCTTGTTTTGTTTGAACATCTGCTTCCTTTCTGCTTCTTCTGGCCTGAACCGATGCTTTTCCTGCGGCTGATTTTTTGGTTAATTTTTCCCTGACTGATGCCAGATCTTCCTCAATCCGAAGATGCACCCATTCCTCGCCGTTATCGCAAAAAAACTCCCGCAAGGACGGTTCAACATCAGCCCATCGCTCGTTAGTCAGACGGGCAATTTTTGCCAGCCTGTTTTTAGGTATTGGCTTTCCTGTTTGCCAGTAATTGAACATCAGCAACAAATACGCACCATGCTCCTCTGCTGACAAATGCATGGTGTCAGCCAGGTAATCAGCTATGTACAGTTGCATGTATGGTAATGCGGCCATAATTGCCCCGTATGATGCTGCCCGATTGCTTAGAATAAGCACAAACAGCATGGAAACTTTTGCTTAATGAACAATGACAGAATCGTCGGAAGACCCGCCGCCGCTGAAATGCGCTTTCCGGTAAACGGCCTGGACTGCATCATCATGCGCATCAATTGCCGTACTTAACGCTTCCTGCGCCGCCAGTAATGCACGGCGTTCCAGGGTATCGAAGATGCAGAGTCGGTGACGCAGCTCGCGCGGAAGGATTGCCAGAATTGCTGGGATCAGCTTCTGAATTTTTTCTCTTTGCGTTTTCGTTTCACCTTTCAACCAACGGTGATAGATATTCTGCTGATTATTCCAGTCCTTGCCTGGTACCAGGGGCAATTCGCCGCCCTCCTGGCGCAGATATTCTTCAGTAATTGCATTGGCTACCCATGCCTGCCCTTTTTCGGCTGCCAGGGCAAACAACACCGATTCGATGTGCTCATGCTTGATTTTCATGAATCATTTGCCTCTTGATGTTTCAGGTATGATCAAATGAGGATTTGTTACTGTCATTTAGTTGCTTCACTGACATATTCTGCGAACAACATGCCGAACGTCGTAAATATGACCAGTCAATATCAGGACGAAGTTCTTCGCACAGCACCTCACCTCTTGTTGCACGTTCAATTGCTGGACATCTCTCGGCAGGCAATTGACGTACCCCTTTGATCCATTGATTTACGCTTGGAGGTGATACACCTAAAAGCCTAGCCATTGCTGTTTGCCCACCGACAACAGCACAAGCTTGCTTGAATGAATAGTTCTCTTTTTTCATCGAATGAACTCCAAAAACACACAGAGATATTAGGCGACGCCTAATACAAATGTCAATAGGCTATGCCTAATACAATGAGAGTAGGGATTGCCTAATGCAATGAGCATAGGAGAATATTAAGCAATGCTTAGTGGTAAAGACTTAGGCCGAGCGATAGAGCAGGCCATTAACAAAAAAATCGCATCGGGATCCGTCAAATCAAAGGCGGAGGTCGCACGCCACTTCAAAGTCCAACCACCATCAATCTATGACTGGATTAAGAAAGGCTCCATAAGTAAAGATAAACTTCCAGAATTATGGCGTTTCTTTGCTGATGTTGTTGGTCCAGAGCATTGGGGGCTTAACGAATACCCCATACCAACCCCCACCAATCCAGATACAAAAAGTGAACTTTTAGATATAAACAACCTTTATCAAGCAGCCTCTGATGAAATAAGAGCGATTGTAGCTTTCCTGTTATCTGGAAATGCTACAGAACCAGATTGGGTTGACCACGATGTTCGCGCCTACATAGCAGCGATGGAAATGAAAGTGGGTAAGTATCTGAAAGCTCTAGAATCTGAACGGAAAAGCCAGAACATCACAAAAACTGGAACTTAAACTTATATGGTCTGACGGAAAACTCCTGGATTCCGTTATTTAACCCCCCCATCACTTTCTCCAGTCGCCATCACCTATTAGGTTACGCTTAAAACATTAGGCATAGCCTATTGACAATCAATTAGGCATTACCTATAGTTCCAGCATACCACCCACCCCGCCCCACAGAACGCCGGGCAATACTTCGAGTTACCAGGCAGTGGTCAGGGGTTAAGTAGCCAGCCCGAGGCGTATGAACATGACGGCGGGATTCAAATTTTGCAGTGCAGCAGTTAGTTCCGCCACCCGGCGTTAAAGGGAGAGATAAGATGGTGCATTACGAAGTAGTTCAATATTTGATGGATTGTTGCAGTATCACTTACAGCCAGGCTGTGCAGGCTTTACGCAGCAACGACTGGGATCTCTGGCAGGCAGAAGCCTCTATCCGCAACAACAAGATGTGAGGTGCGAAAAATGCAAAAAATCGACCTCGGCAACAACGAATCCCTGGTGTGCGGCGTGTTCCCCAACCAGGATGGAACGTTCACTGCCATGACGTATACCAAAAGCAAAACATTTAAAACCGAAACTGGTGCGCGCCGATGGTTGGAGAAGCACACAGTAAGCTAACGATTAAAACGTCTACTCCTGCTGTTCCAGAATAACTTCATAAAATGGGAGTATTTTTCGGTGACGAGATAATAAGAACAGTTTGCGCTATCACTCTGATGTTGAATGATGCCCTTCCGTTCTAATTTTTTCATAACCGGGTTACGGCAAGGAGAAGTGATAATAAGATTTCCTGTTTTAAGGAAATCTTTAAATACAGCGATTTCTTTCTCAGATAAACGAAGCAATACTCGTTGCTCTGGTAGTAATGAATAATGCTTTTGAATATGTGCTCGCAATCTTGAGAAGGAAATGGCGACCACGAAAGAAAAGGCAAAAACGATAATCTGAAAGAGCCAAGGTATTTCAGTATAAGCATTGAATGCGACAGTAAACTCTTTCGGTATCAGCCAGAGAGTGAGACCAAAAATGATAATCGTATACATAAGTCTTTCGAGTGGCTCGTTAGCAAAAAGTTTCAACAATGGAGTAAATACATCCAACATATCAATAACTCTCAACTGTAAGGGTATTGAAATGTTAACACAAGCTCTCGCTGTAGGGGTATAGCCGAGACCACCGAAGCCCGGAGGTGGTGAAATAAAACCGGGCACAACACGAAGGCGCATTTCCGATATCCATAAAGAGTCGGTCTTGTCTGTTAAATTTAAATGGTGGGAGTGCGCCTCCGGTTGTAAATAACGACATTGCTGTGTGTAGTCCTGGCGGCATCAGTTTTTTCTTGAAGTTCGGCTGATGTCCGCCCTTTTTTAAGTGAATTTTGTGATGCGGTGAATACGGCTAAGCGCACGTGGCACAGTTAAAAGTCATGTTAGTCCTTATTGGTTTGGGTGGGAAAGCCGACTGTAATTGTTAACTGGTTGCAGTCACCTGGAGGCACCAGGCACCGCATCAACAAAGTTCATTTGTAAAAATGGAGATAATTATGATTGCACATCACTTCGGAACTGATGAAATACCACGTCAGTGTGTGACTCCTGGCGATTATGTTCTTCATGAAGGCCGGACATATATTGCCTCGGCAAACAATATTAAAAAGCGAAAACTATATATTCGTAACCTGACCACAAAAACATGCATTACTGACCGCATGATTAAAGTCTTCCTCGGTCGTGATGGTTTACCTGTAAAGGCGGAGTCATGGTGATGACTAAGAAAATAAAATGTGCTTACCACCTTTGCAAAAAAGACGTTGAAGAAAGCAAAGCTATTGAAAGAATGCTTCACTTCATGCACGGGATTTTATCAAAAGACGAACCGAGAAAATATTGCAGTGAATCTTGTGCCGAAAAAGACCAGATGGCACATGAACTTTAATTAATTGACTATTCGAAACTGAATTTATGCCAGAAATGGCAGGTATTCGCTCAACCTTAATTAAGGAGAAAAACATGATTACCAATTATGAAGCCACTGTTGTAACTACCGATGACATTGTTCACGAGGTGAATCTGGAAGGAAAGCGCATTGGCTACGTAATTAAAACAGAAAATAAAGAAACCCCATTCACTGTGGTTGATATCGATGGTCCATCAGGCAACGTAAAAACACTTGATGAAGGTGTCAAAAAAATGTGCCTGGTGCATATCGGAAAGAATCTGCCCGCAGAAAAAAAAGCCGAATTTCTGGCAACTCTAATTGCAATGAAATTAAAAGGTGAAATCTGAAAGAAATAGCCTGCGTATGGCGCAGGCTATGAACAGTGTGTATCCGGCAAGATCATTCACTGAACAAAACGAATTTTAATCTGAGTTGAGGTTAAAAAACAATGAGCACAAAACCACTCTTCCTGTTACGGAAAGCGAAAAAATCATCCGGTGAACCTGACGTCGTCCTGTGGGCAAGCAACGATTTTGAATCGACCTGTGCCACTCTGGACTACCTGATCGTTAAGTCAGGTAAAAAACTGAGCAGCTATTTTAAAGCTGTTGCCACGAATTTTCCTGTCGTTAATGACCTGCCCGCTGAAGGTGAGATCGATTTTACCTGGAGTGAACGCTATCAACTCAGCAAAGACTCCATGACATGGGAACTAAAACCGGGAGCAGCACCAGACAACGCTCACTATCAAGGCAATACCAACGTCAACGGCGAAGACATGACTGAGATTGAGGAGAATATGCTACTCCCAATTTCTGGCCAGGAACTGCCCATTCGTTGGCTTGCTCAACACGGCAGCGAAAAACCGGTAACGCACGTTTCACGCGACGGACTCCAGGCATTACACATTGCTCGGGCTGAAGAACTACCGGCTGTTACTGCCCTGGCTGTTTCCCACAAAACCAGCCTGCTCGACCCGCTGGAAATTCGCGAACTCCACAAACTGGTTCGTGACACTGACAAAGTTTTCCCTAATCCTGGTAATTCAAACCTGGGACTGATAACTGCTTTTTTCGAAGCATACCTGAACGCTGACTACACCGATCGAGGACTGCTGACAAAAGAGTGGATGAAAGGTAATCGTGTTTCACACATCACTCGCACGGCTTCCGGTGCTAATGCTGGCGGCGGAAACCTCACCGATCGCGGCGAAGGTTTCGTACACGATCTGACGTCACTGGCGCGCGACGTAGCCACTGGCGTACTGGCCCGTTCAATGGATCTGGACATCTATAACCTTCATCCGGCACACGCTAAACGCATTGAGGAAATTATCGCTGAAAATAAACCGCCCTTTTCTGTTTTCCGCGACAAATTCATCACCATGCCTGGCGGGCTGGATTATTCCCGCGCCATCGTGGTTGCGTCCGTAAAAGAAGCACCAATTGGGATCGAGGTCATCCCCGCGCACGTCACTGAATATCTGAACAAAGTACTGACTGAAACCGATCATGCCAACCCTGATCCGGAAATCGTGGATATTGCCTGCGGTCGCTCCTCTGCCCCGATGCCGCAGCGAGTAACAGAAGAAGGAAAACAGGATGATGAAGAAAAACCGCAACCATCTGGAACAACGGCAGTTGAACAGGGAGAGACTGAAACAATGGAACCGGACGCAACTGAACATCATCAGGACACGCAGCCGCTGGATGCTCAGTCACAGGTAAATTCTGTTGATGCGAAATATCAGGAACTGCGGGCAGAACTCCATGAAGCCCGGAAAAACATTCCATCAAAAAATCCTGTCGATGCCAATAAATTGCTTGCTGCATCACGTGGTGAATTTGTTGACGGAATTAGCGACCCGAACGATCCGAAATGGGTAAAGGGGATCCAGACTCGCGATTCTGTGTACCAGAACCAGCCAGAAACGGAAAAAACCAGCCCGGATATGAATCAACCTGAGCCAGTAGTGCAACAGGAACCGGAAATAGCCTGCAATGCCTGCGGCCAGACTGGCGGGGATAACTGCCCTGACTGTGGTGCGGTGATGGGCGACGCAACATACCAGGAAACATTCGATGAAGAGAGTCAGGTTGAAGCTAAGGAAAATGATCCGGAGGAAATGGAAGGCGCTGAACATCCGCACAATGAGAATGCTGGCAGCGATCCGCATCGCGATTGCAGTGATGAAACTGGCAAAGTCGCAGATCCCGTAATCGTAGAAGACATAGAGCCAGGTATTTATTACGGAATTTCGAATGAGAATTACCACGCGGGTCCCGGTGTCAGTAAGTCTCAGCTCGATGACATTGCTGATACTCCGGCATTGTATTTGTGGCGTAAAAATGCCCCCGTGGACACCACAAAGACAAAAACGCTCGATTTAGGAACCGCCTTCCACTGCCGGGTACTTGAACCGGAAGAATTCAGTAACCGCTTTATCGTAGCACCTGAATTTAACCGCCGTACAAACGCCGGAAAAGAAGAGGAGAAAGCGTTTCTGATGGAATGCGCAAGCACAGGAAAAACGGTTATCACTGCGGAAGAAGGCCGGAAAATTGAACTCATGTATCAAAGCGTTATGGCTTTGCCGCTGGGGCAATGGCTTGTTGAAAGCGCCGGACACGCTGAATCATCAATTTACTGGGAAGATCCTGAAACAGGAATTTTGTGTCGGTGCCGTCCGGACAAAATTATCCCTGAATTTCACTGGATCATGGACGTGAAAACTACGGCGGATATTCAACGATTCAAAACCGCTTATTACGACTACCGCTATCACGTTCAGGATGCATTCTACAGTGACGGTTATGAAGCACAGTTTGGAGTGCAGCCAACTTTCGTTTTTCTGGTTGCCAGCACAACTATTGAATGCGGACGTTATCCGGTTGAAATTTTCATGATGGGCGAAGAAGCAAAACTGGCAGGTCAGCTGGAATATCACCGCAATCTGCGAACCCTGGCTGACTGCCTCAATACCGATGAATGGCCAGCTATTAAGACGTTATCACTGCCCCGCTGGGCTAAGGAATATGCAAATGACTAAGCAACCACCAATCGCAAAAGCCGATCTGCAAAAAACTCAGGGAAACCGTGCACCAGCAGCAATTAAAAATAACGACGTGATTAGTTTTATTAACCAGCCATCAATGAAAGAGCAACTGGCAGCAGCTCTTCCACGGCATATGACGGCTGAACGTATGATCCGTATCGCCACCACAGAAATTCGTAAAGTTCCGGCGTTAGGAAACTGTGACACTATGAGTTTTGTCAGTGCAATCGTACAGTGTTCACAGCTCGGACTTGAGCCCGGTAGCGCCCTCGGTCATGCATATTTACTGCCTTTTGGTAATAAAAACGAAAAGAGCGGTAAAAAAAACGTTCAGCTAATCATTGGCTATCGCGGCATGATTGATCTGGCTCGCCGTTCAGGTCAAATCGCCAGCCTGTCAGCCCGTGTTGTCCGTGAAGGTGACGAGTTTAATTTCGAATTTGGCCTTGATGAAAAGTTAATACACCGCCCAGGAGAAAACGAAGATGCCCCGGTTACCCACGTCTATGCTGTCGCAAGACTGAAAGACGGAGGTACTCAGTTTGAAGTTATGACGCGCAAACAGATTGAGCTGGTGCGCAGCCAGAGTAAAGCTGGTAATAACGGGCCGTGGGTAACTCACTGGGAAGAAATGGCAAAAAAAACGGCTATTCGTCGCCTGTTCAAATATCTGCCCGTATCAATTGAGATCCAGCGTGCAGTATCAATGGATGAAAAGGAACCACTGACAATCGATCCTGCAGATTCCTCTGTATTAACCGGGGAATACAGTGTAATCGATAATTCAGAGGAATAATTCAGCCTGGCGGTGTAATGCACCGCCAACTTGAAATATTTTTTATGAGAAAAATTATGAGATATGACAATGTTAAACCATGTCCATTTTGTGGTTGTCCATCAGTAACGGTGAAAGCCATTTCAGGATATTACCGAGCGAAGTGTAACGGATGCGAATCCCGAACCGGTTATGGTGGAAGTGAAAAAGAAGCACTCGAAAGATGGAATAAACGAACCACTGGAAATAATAATGGAGGTGTTCATGTATAAAATTACCGCTACTATTGAAAAGGAAGGTGGCACTCCTACTAACTGGACAAGATATTCAAAATATAAACTAACTAAATCAGAATGCGAAAAAATGCTCTCAGGTAAAAAAGAAGCAGGCGTTTCCAGAGAGCAGAAAGTAAAACTGATAAATTTTAATTGCGAGAAACTTCAGTCCTCGTGAATTGCATTGTATTCAAATAAAAACTTCATAGCTGATTATTAATAATCAACATCGGGCGTCAATCTAAGTCTAACATTGGCGCCTGCCAGAGGTGATGCGATGGCACAAGTAATCTTTAATGAAGAGTGGATGGTTGAATACGGCCTGATGCTTCGCACTGGTCTGGGGGCCAGACAAATTGAAGCATACCGCCAGAACTGTTGGGTGGAAGGCTTCCACTTCAAACGAGTATCTCCTTTAGGGAAGCCAGACAGTAAGCGAGGAATTATCTGGTACAACTATCCAAAGATAAATCAGTTTATCAAAGACTCATGATATGTCTAAATTACCAACAGGTGTCGAGATTCGAGGTAAATACATTCGCATCTGGTTCATGTTTCGAGGAAAACGATGTCGGGAAACATTGAAAGGCTGGGAGGTTACTAACAGTAACATTAAAAAAGCCGGGAATTTAAGAGCGTTGATAGTTCATGAAATCAATTCCGGTGAGTTTGAGTATTTAAGACGTTTTCCCCAGTCCAGCACTGGGGCAAAAATGGTGACAACGAGGGTCATAAAAACGTTCGGGGAGCTTTGTGATATCTGGACAAAAATTAAAGAAACAGAGTTAACAACAAACACAATGAAGAAAACGAAATCACAATTAAAAACACTCAGGATAATAATTTGTGAGAGTACCCCGATATCGCATATTCGTTATAGCGATATCTTAAACTACCGGAATGAACTGCTGCATGGAGAAACGCTTTACCTAGATAATCCAAGATCCAACAAAAAAGGAAGAACCGTGCGCACAGTTGATAATTATATCGCCCTGCTCTGTTCGTTGTTACGTTTTGCGTATCAGTCGGGATTTATATCAACCAAACCATTTGAAGGAGTAAAAAAATTACAGAGAAACAGAATAAAGCCTGACCCGTTATCTAAAACAGAATTCAATGCATTAATGGAAAGTGAAAAAGGACAGAGCCAGAACTTGTGGAAATTTGCCGTATACTCCGGGCTTCGTCACGGGGAACTGGCTGCTCTGGCGTGGGAGGATGTGGATTTCGAGAAGGGAGTTGTGAATGTCAGAAGAAACCTGACGATACTTGATATGTTCGGTCCCCCAAAAACAAATGCGGGGATCCGGACGGTAACACTACTGCAGCCTGCTCTTGAAGCACTGAAGGAGCAATACAAACTGACCGGGCATCATCGCAAAAGCGAAATCACTTTTTATCATCGGGAGTACGGCAGAACCGAAAAGCAAAAACTGCATTTTGTTTTCATGCCCAGAGTGTGTAACGGAAAACAGAAACCTTATTACTCGGTAAGCAGTTTGGGTGCGAGATGGAATGCAGCAGTAAAACGTGCTGGTATTCGCCGCCGTAATCCGTACCATACGCGGCATACTTTTGCCTGCTGGCTGTTGACGGCAGGAGCGAACCCGGCGTTTATAGCCAGCCAGATGGGGCATGAAACTGCGCAGATGGTGTATGAAATTTACGGTATGTGGATTGATGACATGAACGACGAACAGGTAGCCATGTTGAATGCGCGGTTATCGTAG